TAGTACACTGTATTTATACCTGCTCCATGTATCAACTTAGCGCAATGAATACAAGGAGCATGAGTGCAGAATAAACTGGAGCCATTGCCTGATTCACCATCACGAGCCAATTTGATAATTGCGTTTGCTTCAGCATGAATAACCTCATCTTTCGTTACTGTAGTTACTGTGTCATCTGAATGTTGCACGATGTTCTCACATTCGTTTGTCCAACCAGAGGGCATTCCATTATATCCAATAGAGATGATCCGATTGTCTTTCACGACAACCGCACCGACCTGCAATCTAACTGCACTGGACAACTGGGCGAATCTCTCCGCAGTGTCCATGAAAGCATCAACCCATTTTTGTTTCATCGTATTGTTGTTTGTCCAACAACTGCTCCAGGTTTCTGTAGTGCTTCTTCTCTGCGTTTCTTGTACTCTTCATTCTCTACAGGTAACAATTCAATTCCTCGTGGTTGCACTGCAGACACTACTGCTGGTGCTGGCTCTTCATCCAGATTCTTAAATCGATCATCACGAGTCCTACCATTATTTGCTGGTCGAGTTAGTCGTTGAGCATCTTCTGTTGCGATCTTAAACTGCACATATGCACGATACACATCACCCTCTTTGAAGACAGCAACATTCTCTCGTTTGAAGAATCCAATCGCTTGTTTCACTTGAACCTTTGATACACGATCAATTTCTCGTTCAACTGTTTGTCCACTCTCAAGAGTAGACTCACGAGTAACAGAATTTACATCTGTCTTCAGTCGTTCAGCGATCTGAATCTTGGCATTGATAGTTGCCTTGTCAATTGCAAACTGCATATCTTTTGAAGTGTCTGTGGCAGTCACCACGATGAACTTATTGTCATCTGGATCTTTTGCAAGATACCACTGGGGAATGTTGTCTATTTTATTGGCTGGAACCTCAACTGTCTTGTTGGGATCTGCCTTGAAGGTTGAACAACCAGATAAGACTATCAAAGATGCAAGAGTGCATGTCATAATATATTTCATTTCAAATTCTCCTAATTACAAAATTGTGATAAACTACTCGCCTAGAATAAATCGGCACTGACGATATCTGTCGATAAATCTCATCTCTCGTCATACTGCTTCTAAAAGTAATCTTATGTTTGGTAAAAACTGCCATCAATGTTTCTTTACTTTCATTGATACCATCGGGGACAACTGCATGCCATCCTCTAGGTAATGTCAGCCTACCATCAATAAGATTGCTCTTAATTCCATCGTAAGGATACATCAGATGCATCTTGTCACCGTAAACACTGAACAAGTAAACATACAATGGCTCTTTAGTTATGACATCGAATCGATAGAGTTTACCATCAAGGGCGATCTCTTGAGCATTGAGGATATCTCCTGCCAATTGACGACCTTGTTCAACTTCAATCTTTACTTCGACAACACAACTATCTCGTCTGTCCTTAACTGTTTCATTAAGAACTTTCCGTAGAGTGCCAGCAGATTCAATCTCAGTCTTTTTTATGTACTGGCATTCAATCCCCTCAGCATTTCTTTCCTTACAAACATACTGCTTCTTTACTTCAAATTCTTTAACAGCATACTGCTCAAGTGCATCGCTAATAGCGGATGCTCTGGCTATATTACAGTCTCTGTCTTCACCTGTTCCAAAAGAAACATCAGCGTAAACATTAGTGCAAACAGCCAAACATAATATAGCAAGTGTTTTCACTTTATGCTTTCGAATCCTCGATGATCTTGTCTAATGCTGCAGCTGCATCCCAATACTCTTCTGCAAGACCTCTCCACTTAACAACTTCAACTTCGTCACCTTCCCAGCGACTCCATGTCTTACCATCCCAGTTACAATACTGTGGGTGTTCGTATTGAGTAGTTGTTACTTCATAACGACCGATTTTGTCTGGATTAGTTGCAACACCAAACCAATCTGTTCGTTCCAATTCATTTAGTTCTTCTTCAAATGCATCTTCTTCCCAACGATCGACTTCTTCAAGAACATTGGTATAATCCAAAATGTCTTCAGGCAATTCTTCAACTGAAGCACGATCTGATAGATCGTAGTTGTAGTAGTCATCGAATCCATCTTCAAAACGACCAGCGAATCCCATTCCAGGTTCATGATACAACGCACGAACAGTCCAGCCTTCTGTCTCTAAGTATTCATACAGTGTAGTTGGAGGAGACCAAGCAGAGTCAAAGTGCATAACAATGGTGTTGTCATCTTCTCGTTCCCAATCCATCATGGAAACATCCCACTTGCAACCCCAGTTGTTTATATTCCAATCATACCAGTTTTCTTCCTCAGATGCTGGTCGTGGTCGTAGATGATTAAATGGTTGAGCATCTTCTTTTAAAAGTTCTTGCTCAAAGCCATCAATCACTTCTTTACTATCGTGGTGCAGGGTTGCACTGTTATAACACCAATTCGGCATACTTCACTCCATTCATAATATGTTTCAGTTAATCTATTATACTACAAACCATCTTGCATGTCAAGCATTATTTTGTTGCAAGTTTCTCTTTCCATTGAGCAATGGCAGGAATGATTCCAGCATCTGATACAAGTTTCCATGTAATCTTTGGATACATCTTCTGCAACTTCTGGTCTTTAACTGCAATAAGAATTGCAGCTTCAGTAGGATGGATACCTTCTAACAGACCAATAAACAATCCTTCTCGTTTGATTGGCTTTAAGTCTTGACGCATGAACACATACATTTTCTTTGCTTCAAGAAACAAGTTTGTGTCACACATTCCAACTGGTTGGTCAGCAGGTTTAAATGGTGGCTCACCTTCAGGTAATAGCATCTTGTGTGATGGTAAGAAGTTGTGAGCAAACAATACCTTTAGTAGAAATTCATCTTTGTGTTTCTCAATTGTCTTAGGATCATCGTTGATCTCTTTAAGTATTTCGGTCACATATTGTTTCATTAAAAATCCTCTAGTTCGTCTAATAGTAAACGGCAACGATGCTCAATCAAATAATTCATGATAGTCATCTTATCACCACTCGGTTGTGTATTTATGTATGCCTTGATAATGTCTTCTGAAACATCTGGTGGAATATGATCAAAGTCAACAAGAGTGGAATTGCGTTGCCAATTGCGTCGTTCTTCGTCATTCTTACAAGCAATGAATCCATTCTCAAAGAACTCTTGTAGTCGTTTAGCACTCATTGGCTTTTGTCGTTCACCTTTCATGAATACATCGTCTTTACTCAGGATGTTTGGCACTCCATCACCAGTATCACCCTTAACGATATGCTCAATCTTGTGTTCAATGATTTCTTTATGAGTTGCAGTAATGTACTTCTTCTGCATTGGAGACCACTGCTTTACATTGTTGTACAACTGCAACTGCTTAAAGTCTTTGTCAGAGGACAGAATCAATATATTCTGTGGCTCTTCAACCAATCCTTGTTGGACTAGAAGATTCTCTTGTAAGTACTTTGCCATAACTGCAATGATGTCGTCTGCTTCTGCACGATCTACATGCAATACACGATATGGAAAGTGCGTGGCAAGATCAGTACGCATCTCTGATAGTGTATCAAAGATCAACTTCCAATCAAGATCTGATTTATCTCGATTGCTTTTACGCATACCTTTGTAGAACTCAAAGTATTCCTTGCGCCAGTACTTACGACCATCACAACAGATGACTAACTCTCCGTAATCTTTACCATACTTTTTCTTGTATGATTTAAGAGTGGACAGAGTCACATGACGAATAAGATTCTTTACCTCTGCTTCACTACCTTTCAACTCACGCTGGAAAGTAAGGATGGCTGCAAGTGCCACCTGACTATAATCAACTAATATCATATTAAAATGCTCCCAGCAAAATACATTCTTCATTGACACGACCATTCGGTACAGTTACCGTAGTGGTTAATGGTTTCATTGCACCATTCAATGGTCGCTTACCCAATGTTAATCCCTTAAAGAATACATCTGGCTTACGCAACATCTGTGTTTTGGATTCTTTCACATCGAATCCGATAATTGTAGTACCCTTAACTGTAAGCACATCATTGATTGCTTTGTAAACAGTTATCTTACGATACTTCGTGTTGTATACCCATACTTCAGACGATCCAACAATCGTCTCTGGTTTGATTGACTTAAGATTCAAGTCAGCAAATTCTTTCATGTACTTCATCTTGGCAACCACCTTACCAGCTGGTTGTGGCTTACGCTTTCTTGGTGCACGATTCGCTTTGGCAGTCTGCACTTGCTGACTACAATCAGCGATGATGCCTTCCAAGAACTCAGCAAACTTCTTTAACTCTCGTTTTGTAAAATGCGAGTATCCTTCGACAAGTTGTTCGTCATCACCTTGGATGGCTTCACGAATCTCTTCCAACTGTCCAACATAGAACTCTCCGATTCGCTTTGCAATTGGTGCTGCCACTTCGTTTGATAGTAGATAATTCTTTGTCGAGAAGTCAGACTTCTTCGTTTGAGTAAATTCATCGATTGCTCCATCTATTTCAGCAGCAAGGTCATGGGCTTTCTCTTCCATTCGCTGTTGAATGGAAATGACATTGGTAGGTAGTTTTTCGACTTCAATCTGTTCAACAATTTTCTTTGCATCCTCTAACAACACTTTCAATGTGTTAGTAAAGAATGGACTAATATTACTCAGTTGTTTCAAGTCCGTCTGCTCATTTGACATGAGACGACATAGTGAACCAAATGTGGTAAATTTGTAGTCAGGGAGTTTCTTAAGTTGTTTAGCAATTTTTAGTTCCTTCTTTGTGAAGAACTCAATCGTAAACATCTTCTGTTCTTTTGCACCAGTATTGACAGAGTAGTATGTCAACGCACGACTCAGACTGGTCGTAAAGTCCAGTTGGTCGAGTGTTGGTTCGAACTTCTTTTGTGACAAAAAGATTGCTTGGTTTTTTGCACGACGCTTTGCAGT